GAAACAACAAAGAAAATGTTTGCTCTGAGCAATATGCTGAGGGAGATGGAGGATAAAGATGAAATATGAAAAAACATTTGAAGCAATTGACAAACTCAAAGAGATAGAGATCGAGTTGCACCGCTTGAAAAACGCATTAGAAATGACGAACAGGGCATTGGATGCAAAGTCTGAGTGGGTGGGACTGACGGATGAGGAGATACAAAACTTTAGGCCTCGCTATAAGTTTAGCAAAGAACTTCTAAAAGAAATTGAAACAATACTCAAGGAGAAGAACACATGACTGAAGACGAAACACTACGACTTGCACTAGATACACTTAAAGAAGTTCGAGAGGAAACTTTTCGATTATTAAGAAATGGTCAAAAGCTTTATTCGGAAATGAAAGTATGGGACACCATTATTTCTATCCAAGAAACACTAGAAAAAAAAGATGAGCAACGCACATGGGTATGGCTTACAGATAAAGAAGTAGATGAGTGCTTGCAAGGTTTGCCAACACAAACCATTGATGTGTACGCAAGACGCATTGAAACCAAGCTGAAGGAAAAAAATGGATACTAAAGAACAATTACACCTCAATGCCTCAAGGTATGCAAACAACCGCAAACTTGCGTATGTAGAAGCAATGACTAAAGGAGAAGTTCCGCACATGACTGAAGATGCGCTGAATGGAAGATGGCTTGCCCACTACGAAGGTTATCGGGAAGGGTATTGGGTTGCTACTGGTGATACTAAGTTTTCAACCGACCCCATCAAATTAAAGGAGAACACATGAATGATTTTTTATTGATGGTAGGCGGCGCATTGTTTGCCATGTTTATTAGCGGAATTATTAACTACAAGAAGTCTGCATGGGTAGACTTGACAGATGATGAGATGCTGATGATTTACGGACAACGGCACGAAGGCAAGAAGTACAGCCTTGGTCGCATGGTGCAACAAGCCCTTAAGGAGAAGAACACATGACTGAAGAAGATGAAGAGTTCGAGCGCATTGCGTCCAAGTGCAAAGAGACTGGGCGTATAAATGAATCTAAGTGGAACCTTGAGGGTATAAAAGTAATGTCTGCTGATGAGTTCAGAGATATGCTTAGAAATGAAACACTAGAGGAAGTCGCACAGGAGTTTGACAAGATGAAGTTTGGGGATACATCACAATCATTTGCAATTTTTGTAAGGAACATGAAGAAATGACAACTACAACACAACTAAAAATAACCGAAAAAACAAGTGCGGGTCTATGCGATGCTTTGTTTGATGAGTTTGATTTGCTACGCAATGGATTGAGTGATGCGCATAGAGCATCCGCAGTTGCTAAGCTAGCAGTACAAATTATTAATACCAAGAAGATGGAGATCGAGGCCGCCGCCTTTCATAAAGCGGGTTTACGGTTTGTTCCGTTGGCATTGACTGCTAGTGGTATACCGATTGGACAACAAAATGCAAGCGATACCCCCGAAGGTGTTTAAGTTTATGCAAGCGACGGATAGACCCCATGTGCATGGGGAAGCTAGAGCTAAGATATTATCTTTGCTAAAAGAAATTGATGATACTTACAAAAAACATATACGTCAAAGCATAGGCAAGACTTGTGACATATGCGGTAAGGGAGACACCGATGAAGTTCATAAAGTAAAAGATGTTGCGTCAGGTTATACCCATAGGGAGAATCTTTCGCCATGCCTTTGCTACAACCATTGGCATGGGTGGACTATTTCTTACAATAAACTTGAAAAAGATAGGAAAGCGCAATTACTTGGTATAAACAGACGCGCGGGTGGGCCAAGTGAAAGATTCCAATCAATCATTGAAATTGAAAGAACCATCTTTGAAGAATCTGTATTGCTAGACGAAGAGATTGATCTTCACTTTGCAAGATACCTTGCTAACCAATTAAGAAAGGCAACAAGATGATTAAGTACGACGGTTATGATGAAGCTATCATTGGACCTGCTAGCATATGGAGAGACCAGACGCAAGTTCAAGTCTTGGTCTACGATGCCGAGGTGATTAGAAAAATTCTAATGAACCGAGATGGCATGGGTGCAGAGGATGCTCGGGAGTTTATTGAGTTTAATATCGAAGGCGGGTACTTGGGGCCACGTACTCCAGTATTGGTATGGCCTAACGATTTATATTGGGAGGAAGGAGATGATGTTTGATGGGCTGATGCGAGAAGAAAAAAAGCAAGGGCGGGGTACTGGTAGGCGACCCGCTCTCAAGCATTTGAGTTTGCGTATACCAAAAGATGTGATGGACTTTTTTGACCAACACTATCCACGTACAAAGCAAGCCAAGATGAGAGAGATTCTTACCGATTTTATTAACAAGGAAATGCAAAATGAAAAAAAGTAGAGCGCAACTGATTCGTGAATATTTAGAATTACACCCCGATGCAAAAGCATCTATGATTGCCAAGAAGTTTAAGGTCAGCAATGACTACATCTATCAGATCAAAAGCAAAATGAAAATGGCTTCTTCTGAAATAGTAACAAAAATTGAAGTCGACGACCCACGTATGCCTAAATTTGTTGATAACGTCAATCACCCTCCGCATTACAAGATAGGTGGTATGGAGACCATCGACTTCATCGAAGCCAAGGAGTTGGACTACCATATTGGTAACGTAGTCAAATACCTTACACGTGCAAAACACAAGCGCAACGAACTAGAAGACCTCAAAAAAGCACAGTGGTATCTTGATCGTGCTATTAACAAACTAGCAGGAAAATAAATGAACATAATCACCCTTGACTTTGAGACGTATTACGACAGAGATTATTCTTTGTCAAAAATAACGACTGAAGAATACGTACGTGATGACCGCTTTGAAGTCATTGGTGTTGCTGTAAAAGTTAACGATGAAGATGCCGTGTGGAGTAGCGGTTCTGTGGAATCGCTCACTACTTTCTTGGGATCGTTTAATTTAGAAGAGTCTGCCGTATTGGCGCACAACATGGCGTTTGATGGAGCTATTCTTGGTTGGATATTTGGGATACACCCCAAGGTTCTTTTAGATACCCTGGGAATGCTACGAGCGATTGACGGTACTGAAGTAGGGAATAGCCTTGCTAAAGCGGCGGAGCGATATAACTTGGGCAAGAAAGGCACTGAAGTTGTGTTGGCACTGGGCAAACACCGAAGAGATTTTTACCCCGAAGAGCTTGCACAGTACGGCAGATACTGCATCAATGATGTAAATCTGACACATGATTTGTTTAATATCCTTATTTCATCGTTCAAAAAACCCGAGTTACGTTTAATTGACTTGACTTTAAAAATGTACACAAGCCCCGTGCTTGAACTCGACCTCCCACTACTAGAGCAACACTTCATTGAGGTTGTTGACCGGAAAGAAGCGCTGATTGCCGAAGCAAGCGCTGACAGGGAGACACTGCTATCAAACGAGAAGTTTGCGAGAAGGCTCATGGAGTTGGGCGTTGACCCTCCAGTAAAGATTAGCATAACCACAGGCAAGCAAGCCCTAGCCTTGGCAAAGACCGATGCGGGGTTCAAGGCACTAGCAGAGCACGAAGACCCAAGAGTTCAAGCGCTGGTGGCGGCAAGACTCGGGACAAAAAGCACACTTGACGAGACACGGACTGAAAGATTTATTTCGATTGCGAAACGTGGTAGCCTACCAGTACCACTGAGATACTATGCCGCGCATACAGGTAGGTGGGGTGGAGACGACAAGTTAAACTTGCAAAACCTACCCCGCAAGTCCAAGCTCAAGTCAGCGATTGTTGCGCCCGAAGGGTATGTGATTGTCGATGCCGACTCCAGTCAGATTGAGGCTCGGGTTCTTGCTTGGCTATCAGGACAGACCGATTTGGTAGATGCGTTTGCCAAAGGCGAAGATGTTTATAAAATTATGGCGGGTAAGATTTATCACAAGCCCGCAGAAGAAGTTAACGATGCCGAGCGGTTCGTTGGAAAGACTACGATTCTCGGTGCGGGATACGGCATGGGGGCGATCAAGTTTCAAGTGCAGTTAAAAAACTTTGGTGTTGATTTGCGTGAATCAGAATGCCGACGCATCTTAACGACGTATAGAGAAGGGTTTCCTTTTATCCCCATGCTATGGGCAGAAGGGCATAAATGCTTGGACGCGCTTGCCGATGCAAAGCTAAAGACTACTACGTTTGGTACGCAACCACAGGCAGTAAACGTACTACCCGGAGTAGGCTTTGATCTCCCTAGTGGCTTACCATTAAAGTACATGGATCTACGGGCCGCTGATGTTGACGAGCGTGGTAGACCGCAGTATATTTACTCTACTCGCCGTGGCGTTGTCCGTATCTACGGAGGTAAAGTTGTCGAGAATTTGTGCCAAGCGCTAGCAAGGTGTGTCATTGGAGAGCAGATGCTACGTATTGCTAAGCGATACAAAGTTGTTCTCACTGTGCATGACGCGGTTGCTTGCATAGCCAAGGAAGAAGAAGCCGACGAGGCCGCAAGGTACGTACAAGAATGTATGCGTTGGCGTCCCACTTGGGCGCAAACATTGCCCTTGAACTGCGAAGTCAAGGTTGGTAAGAGCTATGGCGATGCAGTTAAATGGGATAAAAAATGAGTTACACATGGTCTTACAGTAGTATTTCGTTGTTTCAACAATGCCCCCGCAAGTATCACAGAATGCGTGTGGTCAAAGATATTGTCGATCCCCCGCAAACCCATCTGATCTATGGAACGGAAGTGCACAAGGCAGCGGAGGAATACCTGCGTGATGGTACGCCGATACCAGAAAAGTACGCTTACATAGAGCCCAAGATTGCACCCTTTAAAAATATTGAAGGCACGATGTACTGCGAGCATGAGATGGGGGTCACGAGCAATCTAGAGCCATGCGGGTTCTATGATAAGAGCGTATGGTTTCGTGGTATTGCCGATGTGTTGATTATCAACGGCGACAAGGCAAAGATAATAGATTGGAAAACCAGTAAGAGTAGTCGCTATGCTGATAAGAAACAGCTAGAATTACTATCCCTTTTGGTATTCAAACACTTCCCCGAAGTTAACTCTGTCAATGCGGGGCTAGTGTTTCTAGTCGTTGATGACTTAGTACCCGCCAAGTTTGACCGTGCAGTCGAAGGCGATGCGTGGACAAAGTGGCTAGGTGAGACGCACCAGTTGGATAAAGCATTTGAGACTGGCGTATGGAATCCAAGACCAAACTTTACCTGTAGAGGTTGGTGTCCAGTAGATGATTGTGAACATAATACAAGGAGATGATATGCCTTACGTAAACAAACCAAGACCATACAAACATGAGTATGAAATGTACGACGGCACACCTGCCGTTAAGAAGAAACGCGCCGAGCGCAACAAAGCCCGAGCGATCATGGAGAAAGCAGGGCTAGTGCATAAGGGCGATGGCAAAGATGTCGATCACAAGCAACCTCTTAGTAAAGGTGGCACTACGGTTAAAAGCAATCTTAGAGTTAAAAGTGCAAGCGACAACCGTAGTTATCCCCGCAAGTCAGATCACACTATCAAACGCAATACCTAATGGAAATAATTGACAACAAAGTATTGGTGGTACGAACTCGTGATCCCAAGCGCATCACTACTGCAATACCAAAGAGCAAAGAGCTAGAACAGCAAGGCGATCTTACTGCCGTGGCTGTGCATTGGGGGTTGAAAGAAGCCCAAGCTTTGCACACATTAGGAGTTAAGAAAGTCCCTTCTCCAATAGGCAAGGACTACGACTGGCCCGGAATTTATCCCCCGATGGCTCATCAGCGAGACACCGCATCGTTTCTTACCATGCACCCAAGATCGTTTTGTTTTAATGAGCAAGGCACTGGCAAGACTGCATCTGCCATATGGGCATCCGACTACCTGATGACTGTGGGCGCTATCAAGCGTGTGCTAGTGATATGCCCTTTGTCTATTATGCAAGCCGCGTGGCAAGCCGACCTGTTTAAGTTTGCAGTGCACCGTGCCGTGGACATTGCATATGGCGCTAGGAATAAACGCAAGGCAATCATTGAGGGCCCCGCCGAATTCGTTATCATTAACTTTGATGGTGTGGCTATCGTTGCCGACGAGATTAAAAATAGCGGGTTTGATTTAATAATAATTGACGAAGCGAATGCCTACAAAAACTCTCGCACTGAGCGATTCAAGGTACTGCGCAAGATTTTGACTGATAGTACTTGGCTATGGATGATGACTGGTACTCCCGCTGCGCAGTCTCCGCTCGATGCTTATGGGTTGGCAAAACTATGTGTGCCCTCTCGCGCACCACAACTTTACACTACCTACCGAGATACAGTTATGTACCAATTGACTCGGTTTAAATGGATACCCAAGCCGAATGCAGAACAAGTTGTGCATGACCTGTTGCAACCTGCAATTAGGTTTGAGAAAAAAGATTGCCTTGACCTGCCCGAAATGACGTACTCTTCTAGGTTTGCGCCATTGAGCGCGCAACAATCAAAGTACTACAAACAGTTAAAGAAAGAGATGTTGATCTCTGCGGCGGGCGAAGATGTATCGGCAGTGAATGCGGCGGCAAATTTGAACAAGTTGCTTCAGATATCATGCGGGGCTGTATACACTGATAATGGGAGCGTGATTGAGTTTGATGCTTCCGACAGATTAAATGTTATGCTTGAAGTAATTAACGAAGCCTCGCACAAGGTGCTGGTGTTTGTGCCGTTCACTCATGCTTTGATGCTAATTAAAGATTTTTTAAATAAAAATAATATTACTAACGACATCATCAATGGCGATATTAACGTAAACAAACGCACGGAAATATTTAAACGGTTCCAAGAGGAAGACAATCCAAAAGTTTTACTTATCCAACCACAAGCCGCCGCACACGGGGTAACCCTAACCGCCGCAAATGTAGTAATTTGGTACGCTCCAGTAACCTCTAGTGAAATCTATTTGCAAGCAAATGCAAGGGCGCACCGACAAGGGCAAAAAAATCCTGTAACTGTTGTGCATATTGAAGGGAGTCCTGTAGAAAATAAACTATACTCCGCACTCCAAAACAAACTTGCGCTCCATGAACGCATAATTGATTTGTACAAAAATGAAATAGATACTTGACACAGTAAAGAAAACAAGTATAATGGGAAAACACCAACAGATGTAGAGATTGAGTGGGAAGAAGTCGGTCATGGGTGCGCTGAACGTCTGGAGTCTGGCCAGTAATCTAGCGTTAACATCTTCATCCCGATGCTCCATGCGGATCGCAACCGCAATCAGTCTCTACTTCTGTTGGTGTAAACGGGTTAGCGCCGTAGGGAAAAGCAAAAAGAGAGTGTTGTTCTACCTATCACTGCTTTATGTGAGACACCAACAACTATAAAGGAGAAGCGATGGAGAGTGTTTCTATTGAAAAAATAGTACAAGCGTATATAAAAATGCGCGATGCTAAAGACAAAATATACCAAGAGTATAAGGCACAGACTGAAGAGTTAGAGGAACAGATGAGTTTGTTGAAATACAAACTTATTGAAATCTCTAAAGAAACTGGAGCAACCAGTTTTTCTACACCGCATGGAACTGCGTACCGCACTGTGAAGAACCGCTACTGGACAAACGACTGGGAGCAATTTTACGGTTTTGTGCGTAACAATGATGCGATGGGATTGCTAGAAAAGCGAATCCACCAAACCAATATGAAGGAATTCATGGAGCAAAATCCTGAACTTCATCCCCCCGGTCTCAATATTGATAGCGAATATGAGATCACAATTCAACGACGCAGAAGCAACTAGGAGAAAGCAATGAGCAATGATATCGCTCTTTTAAATCAAGCCCCAGACTACCTAAAAGGGGTTGGCATTGACAACATGACCAAGGCACTTGCGGGTAATACCGCAGTGAAACGTATCTCTATTCGTGGGGGTGTGTTCCGCATGATGGTCAATGGCGAGGAGATCGCCAAGAACGAAAACCGTGCGATGAATATTGTCATTGTTAACGGTAATCCAAAAGTATCCCGACAATTCTATGCGGGCAAATACGTAGCAGGAGAAACAACATCTCCTGACTGCTGGTCTAACGATGGCGATAAGCCTGATGAGAGCATTGAGTACCCGCAAAATAGTACGTGCGAAGGTTGCTCACAGAACATCAAGGGCTCCGGCCAAGGTGATTCACGTGCTTGCCGTTACCAACAACGCCTTGCTGTATTGTTGGCAGATGATATTGATGGAGATGTATTTCAGCTTTTGCTACCTGCACAGTCAATCTTTGGCCGTGGCGATGTAGACAAAATGCCTTTCCAACAATACGCCAAGTATGTTGGCTCTATGGGCCGTAGTCTTGGTACGCTGATTACAGAGATGCGTATGGATAGCGACAGCGCTACACCCAAGCTAACCTTTAAACCAGTTAGTTACTTGTCACGTGAGCAGTGGGAAATCGCTAAAGAGAAAGCCGACTCCCCCGCCGCAAAAGCCGCCGTCGTACAAACTGCGGCGCAAACAGATGGCGTAAAGAAAGTCGCCACACCTGCACCTACCAAGGCACAAGCCGAGCCTGAAGTAGTACCCGAGCCAACCAAGCGTCCGTCTAAAAAGACCGCTGAACCTGCCCCCAAAAAGGACTTTGTGGAT